TGGGGATTTTATTCTTTAAAAATTCGTCAATATTATACTTTTCTTTTATCTCTTTAATAATATTATACTTTTGTTTATTCAATTCACGCTCGTCCAACTTTGATCTGGTCTGTAATACTACGTTTAATATACGTTCTGCAGAATTTGCGTCTTTGCTGGCTTGTTGGAGTATGAAATTGTATAGTTGTGCTTCTTTACCAAGTTCTTTACTTTCGTGAAAGTATTTAAACATTAAATTTTTAGTAAACGATTCATCTCTACCCGCCAAAATATCCGCTGTTATTTGGCGAGTAAGAAGCTCAAACAATATCCCAGCATTCTTGAATTTTGAATGTTTTGCTTTCTTGTGCATATTATTATTTATAAATATATAGTAAGTCCGTAAATATATAGGAATTGTGTCTATTCTTTTATATTTCTTTCATCCATAAAAGATTTTTCATTTCCTTCTCTTAAAATTTTCTTTTCATCTTCCACAGTATTCAACAAATCAGTTAAACCTCTGAGAGATTCCAATGATAATGGAGATTTATTTTTATACTTGTGCGTGACCGATAAATCAGATCGTCTGTTGTTTTCTAATGATCCGAGTGGGTCTTCTCCAAACCTATATTTACTGGCATCTTTTCTACCTGTTTGATCTCTTTCTGCTAATTTTGGCGGAGTTGAACTAGGTTTTGTTTCTGCTGGCTTTTCTGAACCAGATGGCTTTTCTTCACCTGCTGGTTTTTCTGGTGAAGTTTCTCCACCTGGAGGAGTATCCGAAGCTTCTGTATCCGCAGCGGCTGCGCCTGCATCAGATTCTCCTTTATCTCCTTCTTCTTTAGATTGTAAGAACTTAATAGCTGGATCGTTACCGTCTTCTTCAATTTGTTTGAATCTATATGTGCCTTTAGCATCATCGACAAGTTGTTTTTGTAGATCAATCATGTCTTGATCTGATAGTCCAAAGACATTTTCATAAATCCATTTTTTACTAAAGAATTTATTTTCTTGCATGTCTTTGGAAACTTCGACTTTGCTCTTCCAAACGTCAATCTTTTCTTTTTCAAATATAGTAGATGGATTTGTTAATTCCAATGTAAAGTCAACCAATGACTCATCTCTATATCCCTGACTATACAAATGAATAACTGCAATTTTATTTAACTCACTAACAATAATACGTTGAATACGTTGAATTGTACGAGCGAAACGAATGTCTTCTGCTGCCAATGTAGCTTTACCACTTAAACTTTCATCATATCCCAAAAATGCTTTTGGAATCTTAAGTGCAGCCATCATCTTATTGCGTAGATATTCGATATCATCTGTACCAGTCCATTCAAGACCTGGCAAATTATCAATACTCGTACCACTATCACTGCCACGAACGGGCAAGAAGAAATCTTCTACCATGTTTTGTAGATTAAAACGTAGATTATAATCGCCGGTTTGTTGATCCAAATATGGAGTTTTTTTCATTTGGGTCATGATTCGCTCCATGTGGTTATCAACTTCATTCGGAGGAATATTACCAATATCAACTTTGAAAATACGTTTTTCAGGAGCGCGCATGATACGATGAATTAACATTGCGTCTTCCATCAAACTTAATTGTTTCCAAACACGACGGGCACCTTCCAACATACTCTTACCATATGGCAAGAAGTTACTGTCACTCAACAAACGAAAATGTGCAATTTGATAATTTTCCAAATCTTCAATCTTATTTCCGTATGGCAAATTAACTTGGAATTTTACAAAGTTTTTATTGGTTATGTGTGCATTTTCTACACGGGTTACATAGTAAGTACTTAGTGGTTCTACCATGTATACACCATATTCAGGACTAATGTGCAAACGCAGATAAAAATCTCCGTACTTAACCATGCAACGAGTCCAACTCCATAAATTAAATTCTATGTTTAGGATATCATAAAACAAGTTATGCAATATATTCTTGATTTCATCATTGCTAGATTTAATTTGTAGAATATCGCCCAATTCATTTCTTGTAGTACATTCATCAGCATAAATGTCCAATGCAGATGCAAGAATCGGATCCATATCCATTGTATCATAATCACGAAATAGTTCTACACGACTACTTTGATATGATAAATTGAAATCTCTTGTATATTGATTATAGGAGGTTGTGCGTAATCTATTAAAACGATCTCTTAAACTATTACGATCTGTAGCGTATTGAATTTCATCAGTGTCAATAACTTTTAGTTTCTTACCACCAATATTGCGGACGATTACGTCGTTCGAAAATAGACGTTTCAAACGTGCAAATAATGAACGATTTCTTAATTCCTGAAATGATTGATCTGACATATATTATTCTACTATATAAGTATTTACAACAACCAAGTTAAACTTTCTTTTTTATCATTTACGGTAAAATCCATTGTCTTATGATGGTCGGCAATAGGACTTACATCTTTATGCATAATAACTGGACTAGAGACTTTTGATATCTTTGAGATCATTGCTTTATTATAAGCAATTTGATCATTTCTAAGTCTTAGTGCGGTTTCACGCACCCACAAACCAATGCCCATAGACATCACTAAGTCATCATTATAACCTCTCATTGCCTCGGCTTTGGGTCCGTTCCATATAAACACATTTAGTTCTTCAAACAATCTTCTAGACTTCATAATAACTTGTTTTTGTCTGAAGAATAACTCTAAATTACTTACAATTAATGGTCTGTTTTTACTGGTTGTGGTAAATCCCGCCACTAATTTTTTATCTTGAGTGTTTAACTTATTACTATATGATTTCTCCACATCTACAATAGTAAGATCTGTTGCGCTATAAAAAGTATTTTGATAATCTCTATCTATAATTTGTTGTAGTGTTCCCCATCCTACGTTATTATTTTCTACAACCAACAAAGCATTATTATACTCAGTTGCAACGCTAACTAATAGATTTCCATAATCTTTAGTAGTTAATTGTCCTTTGTATTCAGCAACTTGTTCCATGGTCTCTACATCGATTACATGAAATGCACTGAAGTCTCCTCCGTCACCTCTAGCGCAGTCTGCCGTTAATAGATAATTTCTACTATAATTTGGATAATCCCATATCCATAAATCTTGATTGTTACCTCGTTTTTCTATGGGATCTTTCAAATAAGTCTGTTTATAAAACTCAAGAACATCCACACTCACAACTTGATTACCAGATGTACTAAAGTCGCAATCACATTCTTGTGCTGCGCCTTTTGCGCCTGATAGTTCTGTTTGTTTATCTCTCCAAACTTGGTCTCTTTCTGGATGTAAATGCCATGGCAATCTTATAGTCTTGAAATTATTCTTACCCTCTTCAGCTTCCACCCAAGTTTTATGAAAGAAATTACCAACGCCATTTGGAGTACTTAATATAATAGCTCTACCGCCAGTAGATAGTGTGTATTGAGCTGACAACCAGATTTCTTCAATACCATCGATAAATGCAGCTTCGTCAATGATTAGTAACGATAGTGCTGATGAACGACCAGCTGTACCAGCAGATGATACAGCTTTGATTTGTGATCCATTCTTTAAACGAAGTGACAAACGATTGTCTTCTACACATGGTACTTTTAACCAAGATGGCAAGTTATCGTTAGCAAATCTAACTTTAGTAACGATTTCTTTTGCAGTTTCTTGTGTAATACTAATACAAAGAATATTCTTATCGTTGTGGAATGTCATTAACCACAAACTATAAGCAGCTGTAAGAGTACTAATACCCATCTGGCGACTTTTAAGAACTATGTTTAATTGATTATCAACGAAGTCTTGTAAAGCCTCTTCTTGGAATGGATATAGTTCAAATCCAACGGTACCTCTGATAGGATGTTGGATTTTAACGTATTTTTTCATGAAGTATATAGGATCTTCTATACACTTCTTATACTCACTTTTTATTATCTCTCTTAGATTTTGCTGACTCATATTTCTCTTCGTAATCTTTTATCTTAGCATTAATTTCAGCTAATCCTTCGTTGATTTTTACCAAATCTTTGGTTACGTCTTCAAGTATTTTTGTATAATCCTGAACGCCTTCCCATCTTTCAAACGATCCATCTTCTTCTAAAAACTCAACAGGCTTGCCTTGATTTTCTTGACAAAACTTCTGACTTTCTTCGAATTTTTTCTTATAATCCTCCAAAATACTACGTTCATTTTTAAGATCTTGAAGTTCATTGTAAACTTCAAACATTCCCATCATCTTCAATTCGGTTTGAAAGTTGACGAAACAATCATAACAATATCCTGTTTTTGGCCAAACACGATCATCTAGATAATTGCCCCAACGAACATCCATATTACACTTCTTACATCGTTGTTCGTTGATAATGGTAGCACGTTTAGGAACTCTACGTTTACTTCCATTTTTCCAGACCCATTTACGGCCTTGACCATCCTCCCATTGTTCACCTTCTTTGCGTTTATTATTTTCCAAATTGGCATCATAACCAACTTGTACGAATGGACGATTACCTTCTAGGTAATCTTTAACAATACCCAGATTACTTTTACCTGATGCTTTTTTCATAACAAATACGTATTTAATTTATTTCTTAAACTTGCTGCCTAGACCTTTTATAATAAAACTTCCTGTGATTTTAAATGGATTTCCGTAAATACTAGAGTCTCTTACTACAATTCCTTCGTGTTTATCCAAATCTCCGATTTCACTTGTAGCGTTTCTCAATACTTCGTCTCCTAGTTTAATTGTGGTTAAATAAACAATTGTATCATTAACTATTTTATTTACATCTTGACCTGGAAAATCTTGACTGATATTTTTACTATCAACCGCTTTCAAAAATTGTTCACGGGTAATAAGTGGAGTTTTAAACTTTAATCCTTTTAACCAATCTTTTAGAGACTTAGTTACAGCTTTATCTGTTGGATATAGTGTAATTGGTTGTGTTAAAACACTAGCTAGTTTTGGTTCTGATTTGAAAGTAGTGTCAATGCTACCCAACACTTTAAAACCACGTTTCATAGCAACCTTATTCAATTTATTGATATAAGATTGCATTGCTGATTTATCATATGGTATCTCAACTGCTTCTCTTGATTTAACACTACCATCTTTACCAAATGTTCTGGGTTTAATTTCTTTTAATCCGTGAATAGCTAAAAAGTTTCCGATTTCGCCATATCCCAAAACATTTGTTTGACCTTCTACATATTCGATATTAAATAATATGTTTGGATTGTCCAATAATCCCAATGTCTTTAATTCAGATCTTGTAGATGGAATTGCTTCGTCAAATATATTAATTACGTTTGTTCCTATATTAATGAATCCGTGACCAGTTCCAAATCTGGCTTCTAAATCCTCAGGTCTCATTCCTTTAAGATCCAATAGCTTCGCACTACCACGATCCATGACAAATTGACCATTTACAAGACGAATACTGGCATTTACACCGTCAATTTTTACACTGCCAGCACCTTGTTTTAGTGATTTAACTGCTTTTGCAAATACGTCAACCAATTTAGCGCCTGTATTTACAAAATCAAATGGATGTGCCATATGACCGCCGGCACCACCTTCTTGTATTACTTCACTTAAAATATTATTCAACTTTATCATATGTTTTTAAAAATGTTTTATCAAATACAGGAATTGCTTTTTTGTAAGAACTTTTAGTTTCATCCAGACTATTATTAGTAAATTGCCAATTCCAAAATAATTGATCCGGTGTTTTGAATCCAAAAAACTGAAGTACTTCTTTTTGTGTTTGTGTAACATCTTTACCATTCCAATTTTGACCAGTAACAATAAATCCTGAATCTATATCTTTTACTATATTACTTTCACCCAAAGTAGAATGTCGGTTTTCAATCCAAGTCAATCTTTCGATTAATTTTTGATAATAACCATTGGTTTGACCCCATCTTACACTAGCAAAAAATAAAACGACATCACTTTCAAATAGTTCTTTACTTATTTTCCATAATTCATCATTTTTGTTATTTATACTAGCCCAACAACGATGTTGACCTGTGGGATTTTTTTCTTTATCTTTTAATGATGAATCTTTGGTGCCACAATGATTTCCCCATTTAGACGATACGTTACCCTCACACGGAAATATGTTTAACTTAGTTACATCAATTAACGTTACTTTATCTTTACCAAGTAATTCTTGTATCTTAATTGCTAACTGAGTGCTTTTTGGAACATCGTCTTTATGACCACTCCATCTATTACTAGTAGTTAGTAATAGTACTTTGTTTTTGGTTCGTAAATAATCTATTGTTTTCTTGTATTTACGAGCATAAAGATCCATATCTTGCTCACTTTGAGGAAGTTTGGCTTCTAATAATAAATCGTTTAAACTGATCATTTTGATAATTGGTATAAAATTATTTGTTTGTTTTTTTAACGCAATTAGGATATTTTTTACCAAACAATGTTTTCATACCTTTTTGCGTATATCCTTTCCAACATTTCTCTTCTATATTATTTTCAACCACCCTATATCCAGAACCATATGGAGATGATTTACCAGATTCTGGATTGGACGTTTCTTTA